CCCGCAGTTACGGGGGTGACGTATCTCTTCCATCACGGCCCCACGAAGAAGCGCCCATGCCTCAGCAATGTCGGGGGAATCGATATTGGCGTGCAGCTTCGGCCACCGGCGGCTGTTTGCCTCTGAATATTCCCTGGTCAGGGTGCCTCGGCTCTTCCCGTTGTCGTCGCATGCCACAGCTCCCAGGGCCCGATACATAGCCAACTCGCGTTGGGTCCATTCCTTGATCTGGACGTCCAAGAGAGCCCTATCGAACGACTTGAGCGTCACACCCACTTGGTCCGGCCAGTAAAGAAGGCACATAAGGTCCCGTCCTATGCCTTGGGGGACCATGGAGATTGCCGCCGCAATGTCCTGCGCTGTGAGTTCAGGAATACCGCCCCGGCCGACGTCGTATCGGACCGTTGACGGGTTGAGGCGGGCCATCAGTTCGGCTGCGTGCATGGTGTTTCCCCTGCTTCGGTTGCTTCATACGGCGGTAGGCGTGCGATCTGGGCGGCGAGCGCCTTGCGCAGCACCTTGTTGATCTCGTGGTTCAGGCTCCATCCCGATTCGTTCTGTCGGGCGAACAGCGCGGCGCGCACGTCGCCGTGGAGCATCACGCGCACCTTGTAGGGAGGCCGGTCAGCCATGACTCGCCTCCAGTTCCTCAATCGTGACGATCGTGCGCTTTGCCTTCCCGGGGACATGCCTGACGACCATCTCAGCGACGCAGGCCGGGCCGTCATCGACGATAAAACCGAGCCCGTGTGGGTGCCGCCGGCTGGCGGGTTGCAGCGCATCCATCAGTGGCTTCACGCCGCCGTAGAGGTTGTCGCGGTCGGGCTCCTGCGTGCTGGTGCGCTCGATCAGCACCTTGCATCGGGCCAGAGGTGTTTTCGGCGGGCGGCAGGCGGTCCAGACTGCGCTCGCTAGCGCACTGGCGACCTTGCGGCGCTCTGCCCAATGCATTCGCTGCCACACGTTGTTGGTGGGAGTGCGCCCAGGGATGTCGATCACGAACGTCCTCACGGCAACGCCTCCGGGCCGAACTGGGGCGGCAGCTGCACGATCATGATCTCCTGGTACGCCAGCAGCTGGTCGTCGGTGCCGTAGACCTCGCGGAAGCGGCGAGGCTCCCTGCCGAAGCTGGGGCCGAATGCCTTGGCGTGCTCATCGTAGCCATGGTCCGGGTACGGCAGCCTGGCGCCTTGATGGTGATACGTACAGAGACAGATGGTCTCGGCGTGCCCGCGGCGCCTGCCGCCGGACAACAGGTGGTGGATCTCGAGGTCGTTGCCATAGCTCACCCGTGCCAGCCCCTTCTCGACCAGGTTCAGGTGGCAGGCCACACAGCCGCGAGCGCGCGCATCCGCCCAGCGGCGCTTCTGCGCCTTCGTGGCCATTGGGCGCCGACCGACCGTCAGACCCTTACGGTTGTAGACCGTCCGCACCTTGCCATTGTCGTCGAACTCGACCGTGACGCTCTGCGACGCGGCCTTGATGATCGCCGTAGCGGCAAAGCCACGCGTAGCCTTGAGCGGGGTCTTGCGGAGCAGCGGGGTGCGCTTCATGCACCCACCTCGATTCGCACGCCTTGGATCTGCACTTTGCCGCGCTGCATAGCGGCCAGGATCTCGTCCGGTGTAGCCTGTACTCGAACTCCCGTGACCCCGCTCATCATCGGCACATACGACATCTCGCACGCCAGATCACAGGCGCCTTCGATGTCGATCCTGACCACCTCCGGATATCGGCGAGACTCGGTCTGAAGGAGCGCGATCACTTCCCTTAGCTGGTCGACGCTCTTCACGTGACTTGTAGTCGTCATGCCACCTTCCTCCCGCGCAGCCCGGCCATATGGACGACGAGGTCCTGCACCATCGCGTCCAGATCGGCCAGCTTGAAGCGCTCGCCGTCGTCCTTGGCCTGGTAGATGCCCACGAGGTGGTGGGCATGGACGCGGCAGTGCCGGTCGTAGTCGACGTGGCGCCAGGAGTACGCGGCAATCTCACCGTTCTCACCGGCGAACACGGCCACGCGGGCGTGGTCGGCGATCGCCACGCGAATCCGCTTCGCAAGGTATTCGGCGCCAGCGTTGTCGAAGTTGCCGATGTAGGAGCACAGGTCGGTGAGCTTGCGGCGGCTGTGGTGGGTGGTGGAGGTCATTCGGTGCCTCGATTCATGTTGGGCTTGATCGCGCGCTGGGCGCGCTCGTTGTAGGCCTGGCGGCTGTCCGCGTGCTTGCCGTAGAACTTCCGCCAGCTGGCCTCGAAGGCCGGGAGGTGCGCCAGCTTGTCGCCATCCACGGCAATGCCCGGCAGTGGCACGGGGCGTCCGAGCACGTCGCCGGCGGCGTTCACGGCATGGCGCAGCTTCGGCTCCAGGCCCGCAGCCTTCAGGCCGTCGAACAGCTCCATGGCGAAGGGATGGCGCAGGCGGTTGGCCTCGCGCTCCTGCTCGTAGCGCTGGATATCCCCGCCGATGCGCGCCAGAAGGTCAGTAGTCATAGGCCCCGTGGTGCGACATGTCGCGGAAGCGCATGGTCTCGGCCTGCCAGACGGCACGGACGAAGCCGGTCGGGCCGTGGCGGTTCTTCTCCACGCTGATCTCGGCGATGCCCTTATCGGGCGACTGCTTGTTGTAGACCTCGTCCCGGTAGAGCATCAGGACCTGGTCGGCCTCCTTCTCGATCTCGCTGGAGTTGGCGAGGTCGCCGATGTTGGGCCGCTTGTCGCCGCGCTTCTCGACCTCGCGGTTGACCTGCGCCAGCGCAACGACCGGGATGTCCAACTCGCGGGCGATGTCCTTCAGGCCGATGGCGACGTCACCCACCTGATCGATGCGCGAGGCCCGAGGGTCGTTGCCCTTGATGCGCTGGACGTAGTCCACCAGGAGGCGCTGGATGCCGTGCTTCTGCTTCCACCGACGCGCGACGCGCTGAACCTCGCCGATCGTGACCCCGGCCTGGTCGCAGATCATGAGTTCGCGGTCCATGAGGTTACCCACGGCGTTCGCCATGCGGCCGAGATCGTCCTCGTCGTGCGATCCATTGCGCAGGCGCGATGCGTTGATCCCGCCCTCGATCGCGAGGATGCGTGAGCCGATCTGGACGACGGGCTGCTCGGTGGAGATCAGACCGGCGGCACCGTCGTGCCCGAGTGCCATGTTCAGAAGCAGCGCCGTCTTGCCCATGGCCGGACGGGCACCGACGATGATCAGGTCGGACTTGTGCAAGCCGCCGAGGACGTCGTCGAGTTCCGTCAGCCCCGTGGGAATACCCGGGATCTTGCCGCCGCGCTCCTTCGCCGCCGTGGCCGCCTCGTAGGCAATCGTCAAGGCCTGACGAAGCGTGTACTCGGTGTTCTGCTCGATGTGCTGCATGCCCATCAGCTGGCCGATCACGCCGTCGACGAGGTCCATCGCCTCCTGCTCCACGCCGAAGGCGTTCTCGACGAGGTCGGACGCGACCGCGATGACGCGGCGTCGAATGGACTTCTCGCGGACGATCCGGGCGTAGGCCACGATGTTCGCCGCGCTGGGCGTGTCGTTGGCCAGCTGCATCAGGTAGGCCGGGGGCACCTGGTCGAAGTCGTTCTTCGCAAACCACTCGCCCAGGGTGATCGCGTCACACGGCGTGCCGCGGGCGGACAGCGCGACCATGGCGCGGAAGATTAGGCGGTGATCGCCGCGGTAGAAGTCCTCGGCGTCAAGGTGTGACGACACGACGTCGATACCGTCGGGGCGGAGCATCAGGCCGCCAAGGACGCTCTGCTCCGCCCCATTCGAGTGCGGCGGTACACGCACGCCGATATCCATGGAATCGCGCGGGTTCATCGGCGCAGTTCCTCGCGGTGGCGCACGGGCTCGTTGCGCTGGGCGAAGCCGTTCGGGCTCCGGGCGTTGCGAATCCAGTTGCGGTAGGTGGCGTCCCAATCGAGCTTCGTAGCGTCCCTGCCCGTCTTGGCGTGCCAGTGGTCGCGGAACTTCGCCGTCTCCAGCCGCAGGTCGATGTCCGGCCGCTCCGTGCGGGCAGCGGCAATCAGTTCCGGCGTGGGGCGCCAGTCATCCGGCAGGCGGGTGCCGTTCCGCTTCGCCGGCTTCGGGGTGCCTGGGGCTTCGGCCGAGGCGAGAGCGAGTGGAGCAGCCGCCGACGAAGTTGGCGTGCTCTGCTCTTTCTCTTCTTCTCTCCTCTCCTCTCCTCTGTCGTGACCTACCGTGACATTGCGTGACTCGATGGTCATTGCCGTGACATCAGCGAGGCGATCACGCTCGCGTTGAGCCCGCTTCCGGTCAGCCGCCGTGGTGTCCTCGGCCTTGGGCTGCCTACGTTTCCAGGCCATGAGCTCTTCCGCGTCCAGGGTCTTCCCTTGCATCGAGTTGAAGATGGCCTCGACCTCCTCCTCGGGGATATCCAGGGCGATGCCAACGTCTTCATTCGACCAGTTCGACAGTTCACCGCGCGGCGATGCCTGTGACGCGTTCTCCATCATCGCGGCCCACACAGCCACAACGTGACCAACCGTGACATTACGTGACAGGCGAGCGCTTGCACGTGACGCGACCGTCCGAAGCTTCGGATCGTTGAATGTGCCGTGATGCCAGCGAAACCAGTGTTCCGTTGCCATGTCAGTGCACCGCCTCGCCCGGGATGGCGCGGGCATCAGCAAGCAGCTGGGCAGACAGGCGGCGCACCTCACCACCATCTACATCTAGCGTCAGGCACAGCGACGTCATGCAGCTGGCGGAAATATCGCTGACCGAATCGGCCATGGATGCGTTGCCAGCCATGGTGGCCCTCGCCCCAAGTCGCACCAGCAGGGCGCTGATGGTCGCGAGGTCTTCCAGGTTCTTCTCGTGCATACCTACTCCGGGTCCCGGGAAAGTGCAGGCACGCAACCGACCGGACTCGGCTGTCCCCGGGAAGCTACCCCCGGGTTAGCGTGCTGCGGGTTGAACAACGAGGCCTGCGGCGAGGGCGCCAGCGCGGCAAGATGCATTTCGGCAGCGACGTGCTGCTCGGGTGTCGGCCCATGCGCCAGCACGCCGGGCACAACGGCCATGGCGCGCAGGTACGCAGGGGACGACAGGCGGTTCATGGGGCGAAGTTCCGCAGCGCCTGGACGGTTCGCATCCAGATAGCGAGCTCGCGGCGGTTGAAAGTGCGCGAGAACTTCATGCCGCCCGCATTCCGAAGAAGCCGCCGGAGTACAACAGCCAGACGACGATCGCGACGTGGATCACCGTGTGCCGCGCATCCAATGTGACCGTGCTAGTCGTTCCGTGCCGACCTATCGCGACCCAGAGGCGATAGGCGTAGATGAGCAACAGGACGATCTGGGGCCAGTGCAGGACCATCAGCGGGCGCTCCTCAAGGTGGTGACGGAGGCGCTGCCGCGCGCCTGTAGAAGCTGTGCGTGCAGGCCGGCCAGTTCTGCCTGGAGAGCGACGACGGCCTCGATCGCCGGCTCGACGAACGGCAGGTCCGTCGCATCGATGCGGTCGTCCGCGACAATCGGCGCCATGCGCTGCAGGAGCGACCCGACGTCCTTCGTGATCTCGCCCAGGTTCGTCGCCGCCCCGGCAGAATTCGGTGCGCGCGCCGCCAGCAGGCCGTAACGCGCCGCGAGTTCGCTGAGCGCTCGCTCGTTCGCCGGCGGTGGCAGCGCCTGAACCCACGACTCTTCAAGGTCAGCCGGGAAGGCGCGAACCTCGCCCGTGATGTAACGGTTGATCGTCTGCCGGTTCGCCCGCTGCGCGCGGTCCATCTGCGTCAGGTCGCCCACCACCGGCTTGATCGGCACGCGGCGCTGATCCTCCGGGACGTGCGCCAGGTAATGGTCCGCCACGCGGTCCGCGAATCCCATCACGCCACCAGGAAGCTGGCGCAGCGCGTCGACGGTGATGGCGATGAGGTGGGCGGGGCGGGAAATCTGAGGATTCGGGTTCATGCGGTGCGTCTCGGGTAGTGAGATCGTGTGTGCCATGGACATCACGGCGGATCGAAAAGGTGGATCGCTCCCTGCGCTAAGCTGCACTTGCTGCGGCACAACCAACACACAGGGAGCGATTCATGGACTTGAACATCAGCTACGACATGACCTTCACTCGAAGCGCTTTCGAAACCACCGAGGGGAAAAGCGTCCAAGCAAACCCGCCACCCCAGGGGAACGGCGTGCCTCACCCCATCAAGGGCGACCTGTTCGAAATGCACGTCAACGGCGAGCCGATGTGGTTCGAAGTCATCGAGCGTCGCTTCCGGTATCAGTCGCACTCGCAACTGCGGATCCAGCTTCTTTTGGGATTGCCAGGCGAGAACGACCCTCTGAACGACTGATCACGACCTCTATCCGGGTGCGGGGACAGCGCAGCTCTCGCGCCCGATTCGCTCTGGAGGACAACACCGGCCACAGCGCCAACGGCGCAAAGACCATCAGGGAAAGGGCCATCATCAGCACGTCAGCGATCCTTTCTGGCTCTGAGCCAGATCACGAGGAGGAGAAGCGCCACCAGGGCGGCGGCGACGGCGAATCCACCGGCCCAACCGAACCGGAAAAGAATCTGCACTGCGCCAATGGAGAAGCCCATGATGACGAGGCCGCTGATGGCGCCGATAAGTGCCGACTGCGCGTAATCGAGGAAGGTGTTCTTCATGGCCTACACGCCCTCCCCTTCAGTCGTGACCGGCTCGCCGAAGACGTCTGGGCGAAGCAGTTCGAGGAACTGGCGTCGGGCGTCTGGAATGCCTGCCTGGCGCCATTCGCTCACGGACGGCGGCTTGATCCGGCAGATGCGGGCTACCTCGTTCGTACCGCCGAGGGCGTCGATGAACTTCGAGTCAGGGTGCAGGTTCATGCGCGCAGATTAGCTACTCCTAACGTTCAACGCAATAGCCTCTCCTTACACGCCACTAGTTAGGCTTCGCTAATGGCCCTTTCCGACCGACTCCGTGAAGCTTTAGACGCCGCTGGCATGAACCAACGCGAGCTCGCCGCTGCCTGCGGCGTGAAGCCGCCGAGCGTCAATGGGTGGCTCAGCGGAAAGGCCAAGTTTCTGCGTGGCGAGAACCTTCTCCTTGCTGCCAAGGCGCTCAACGTGTCCGAGCAATGGCTGGCGACGGGGAGGCTCCCCAAAGAGCGCCAGGCCGAGCAACAGAGCCATTCCCAATCCTTGCGACTCGACCCTGAGATGGTGCGCGACGTGGCACGCGCATTGCAGGAAGTGTTCGACGAACTCGGGTATGAACCATTCGATCTGGTCCAGGATGCCGAGCTATTCGTTGAGCTTTACCAGCGCGTGCTGGAACGGGGTGAGTCGTCTGGAAACCTCGTATGGCTCGGCACACGGATCAAGGAACGGGCGCGCCTGGGGGCGCCATCGGATGAGCGAAGCAAGGGTGTTCATGGTGAAGGCGATGCTCCGGGAAATGCTCGGGCACGTCGAAAAAAGGCCTGAGCGGCCGGCAGTCGCCCTTGTGGGCGTCAGAAAACCGGCGGCCGAACGCCAGGAATTTGTGCGAATGCGGCCCCTAGAGCGGCGTAGAGCGATGGGATCGCGGCAAGTCGGGTAATCCAAAGGAGAGGAATGTGAAGGAATGGAGTCGAGGTCAACAGCTCGCAGCTGTGTTTCTACTCGTGACAGCTGGAGTGATCGCCTATCTCAAACTAACCGACGGCCACGGGGTGGCGGCGGCGTCTCAAGCTGACGTCGCGCCGACCACCAAAGAGGCGCCATCCGAACCTGAGCTGAGTCAGGTCGCCGAGCCCGCCTGCAGCGATGAACGTGAGTGCGCGATCGAAGCACTGCGGATCCCGGCAACAGTGGCATGCCGCGCGGCGGTAGAGCACCGCGCTCAGTACGACATACGCTGGGAAGACGGCCTCCTTGGAGAGGACACATTCACACGTGCGGGATGGGCGGACGAAACGAAAACCTCGGTCACATTCGCTGGCGATGCCGTGAGCTTCCAGAACGGATTCGGCGCGTTTGCAAGGGTCTCCTACTTCTGCACGGTCGATCGTGTCTCCAAAGCCGTCGTAGGCCTTCAGATTGCTCGCGGGCGCCTACCCCAGCCGACCGGAAACTAGCCAGCCCCACCCCCCCCTCCTTCGCTGCGCGAAGCGATGCCGCGGCCCCGATAGCACGCATCCAAGACAGCTAGTTTGCGCGTCCAAGGTGATCAAGTTGGACGCGCGACATGCCCATCTTGGCATGCGATTCCAAGGTGGCCGAAAATAAATTAGGACGTCCTATTGCATTTGGAATTAGCGTGTCCTAATCTCCCTCCATCGCCCACCACCTGGGCACGGGGAGAACGAGATGAGCAGCGCCACCTGGACGTCAGCACCCATCCAGCTGACCGAGACCGTCTTCGTAGACGTCACCGCCTCCGCCGAGGGCGTCACCTTCGGCGAGTCCGCGAATCACACGATCGCCTTCGATACCCACCTGACGCCTGACCAGGCACGCTCCCTCGCCTATGCGCTGCTCGAAGGCGCCGACGAGTGCGAGAAGGCCAGCGGGGTGTCGCCGTGACCACGATCCACCTTCCCGACATCACCGGCCCGATGGATGAAGCCATCGAAGTCCTGCGCATCTGCGCGGAGAAGAGCGTGTTCACCGACGAGGACCTGTTCGCCCGGCTGATCAAGGCGCGTAGCCAGGCTGAGCGCGCGGGCATCGCATTGCACCTGGCCGAGCAGTTCGTGCGAATCGCCGAACCCGCCCGTATCGACAGTGGTGTCGCCGTCGTCGGACGCGACCTCGTCAACGCCATCCGTCGCGCCAAGGGCCTCCCGGCCGTCCGTGCGCACTACGAGGCTCTTGCGCGTGAAGCGAGGGCGGCATGAGCACCGAGACGATGAAGGTGGATGTGCGTGCCGAACTGCTTCGGCAGGGCGTGACGGGAAAGGTCATCGAAGCGGTGGGCGAACTGATCGCAGCGGCGCGTGAGGTCGAGGCGGATGCCGCCTTCGTCGGCATGAGAACGACGCGTCTCACGACCGCCCTCACCCGCGTCGGGGGTGGTTCATGAGCACCCTCAACGTCCGGCAGCGGCATGCACTTCGCTACGCGGTGATGAAGGCCGAGGGCGATCGCGATCTTCGCGCGGCTGAGTTGCTTCGTCATGCCCATTCGTCTACGCCGAGCCTGCAGCGCTTCTTCGAAAGCCCCCACGGTGTCGTGCTGATGCTGGTCGTCGGGCTTGCCATCTTCGCGCTGTTCGCCCCCGTGGGGTCCTTCTGATGCGCCGCCTGATCGCCTGGTGGATGACCGCGCCGTGGGACGAGCGCGAGGCCGCGATCTTCGTCCTCGGCATCTGGACCCTCGGCGCGCTCGTCTGGCTGATCGACCCCGCCTCCCACCACTGAACGCGCGTACCGACGCCGGCGGTTGATGTACCGGCAACCCTTTCTCAGGAGATATCGATGTCCACTGTCACCGCAAAATTCCGCGTCACCTCGGTCAGCCCCAACCAGTACGGCAACGGCAAGAACGTGAGCCTTTCCGCCGTCTACTCGAGCGACCCGGCGCACGAGAACCACTCATGGTCCGAAGCCACGCCGGCCGGAAACATCAGCATGGTCATCAGCAATCCGGCCGCCGCCGAAGCCTTCGAAGAAGGCACCGAGTACCTGGTCGAGTTCACCAAGGCCTAACCAGCCTCGCCGCCCTGTCGAGTAGCACAGGGCACAGATCTGGCCGTTCGGATGTGTGCGCTTACCCCGGAGCGCGAGTGCCGGGATTCCGAAACGTGTCTTTCGTGTTTGGGCCAGAGGTGTAGCGGCCTCTACCGAGCGGCCAGATCTGTCCACCTTCAACAGCACGCCGGTTTTGGCCGGCAAAGGATTCCGCGATGTACGTGTCGGTCAGCATCGACCCGGAAGACATCCTCGACGAACTGGAGGATGACCAACTCAAGAGGCTCGGCTTGCAGCGCATTCCATCCAGTGAGGCGCAGGACATTGGCCCGGAGACACGCGACGTGAACTGGCCCTCGCTCGGCGAGGCGATCCGCCGGCGCGACTTCGATCGCGCTACCGAATTGCTCACCGCGATCGCGGGTGAGCATGGCTATTGCCTGCCGCCAGTCGTCCTTGCGAGCGCTGCGTAAGCCATGCCGCGCACCCCCGACATGCTCACTGGCTGGTTCGACAACCAGGCCACCAGGTGCCGCGAGTACTGGGACAACGGCGTCAAGGGTCGCCATGCCCACCGCTCCGCCATCTGCCCGCACAGCGTGCATCCCGAACTGCGTCCCGAGTGGGGCAGCAATCCCGACCTTCCGCAAAACGCCAACGCATCACAGGAGCTTCGCGCCCATGGCTGACGGTTCTTCCCAGTCCGAGATCACCTACGGCAGCGTGTGCAGCGGCATCGAGGCTGCGACTGTTGCGTGGGCGCCGCTCGGCTGGAAGGCGGCGTGGTTCGCAGAGATCGAGCCGTTCCCGTCTGCCGTGCTGGCCCACCACTACCCGGCCGTGCCGAACCTTGGCGACATGACCACGATCGCCAAACGCGTTCTCTTGGGCGAAGTGGTGGCTCCGGACGTGCTCGTCGGTGGCACCCCATGCCAGGCATTCAGCGTCGCCGGCATGCGCCAATCGCTCGACGACGCGCGCGGCAACCTCACCCTCCGCTTCATGGAACTCGCCAATGCAATCGACTTTGTTCGCCGACGTGCCGGCCGCCCCCCCCGTCCGCATTGTCTGGGAGAACGTCCCGGGCGTCCTCAGCACGAAAGACAACGCATTCGGGTGCTTTCTGGCTGGCCTTGCCGGAGAAGATGTCGAGCTTGTCCCGCCAGGGAAGCGATGGTCGAACGCTGGTTGTGTGTATGGACCCGCGCGAGCAATCGCATGGCGGACCCTGGACGCCCAATATTTCGGACTGGCCCAACGCCGCCGCCGTGTGTTCGTTGTCGCAAGTGCTAGAGACGGGTTCGATCCCGCCCAGGTACTTCTTGAGTGGGAAGGCCTGCGCCGGGATTTTGCGCCGCGCCGAACGTCGGGGCAAAGCACTGCCGCCAGCCTTGCAGCGAGCGCTGGTCACCACGGCTACAGCAGCCCACGAGGCGACGGAAGCGACAACCTCGTAGCGGGGACGATATGCGGGGGCGATGGAGGGGCGGACGAGAACGACGCCGCCAACGGGCGCCTCATTCCCGACGTCTCCCTCTGCCTCAACGCGAGAGCGATGGGTCGCATAGACAGCGAGAGCGAGACCATGATTCCCGTTTTTTTTGACTCAAAGTCAACCGATCCAGCCGGGTCTGTCGGCGAGGTCGCGCCCACGCTGCGCGCCATGAACCACGCAAAGAGCCACGCGAACGCTGGCGGACAGTTGGCCGTCGCGTTCCAGTCCAGCCAGTCAGGGGTACGCGTTGGCGATACCCACGCCACCCTGGATGCGAACAACGGTCCACGGCGCCATAACGGCGTGGTTTCGCCGACCGGCGGACGGCGCTTGACGCCCATCGAATGCGAGCGCCTCCAAGGTTTCCTTGACGGCTACACCGACGTCCCCTACCGCGGGAAACCGGTAGCTGACGGCCCGCGCTACAAGGCCCTCGGCAATTCCATGGCGACGAAGGTCATGGCGTGGATCGGGACGCGCATCAGCAACCACCTCGCGAGCTTGAAGGAAGTCGCATGACCACCTCCACCATCACCCTGATGACGGGCGACTGCCTTGAGTTGATGGCGTCGATCCCTGACGGCAGCGTCGACATGGTTCTCGCCGACCTGCCCTATGGCACGACGCAGTGCGCCTGGGATGCGGTGATCCCGTTCGAACCACTGTGGGCGCACTACCGCCGGATCGCCAAACCCGACGCCGCCATCGTGCTCTGTGCGGCCCAGCCCTTCGCCTCCCTCCTGGTAGCCAGCAACCTGGCCGAGTACCGCTACGAGTGGATATGGGAGAAAGGCAACGCGACCGGCTTCCTCAATGCAAAGAAGCAGCCGCTGCGCGCCCACGAGACCGCACAGGTCTTTTACCGGAAGCAGCCGACCTACAACCCGCAGAAGACCTCGGGCCATGAGAGGAAGACGAGCAAGCGGAAGCCCCCCGTCAACTCCGAAGTCTATGGAAAGGGCATCACAGTGACCGATTACGACTCTACCGAGCGTTACCCGCGGTCGGTCCAGTTCTTTTCCAGCGATAAGCAGCGCGGTAGCTATCACCCGACCCAGAAGCCTGTCGCCTTCATGGACTTCCTGATCCGGACCTACACGAATCCTGGCGACGTGGTCCTGGACAACACCGCCGGCAGCGGAACCACTGGCGTTGCGTGCGTAGGCCTGGATCGGGACTGCATCCTCATCGAGAAGGACCCGCTGATCGCACGTACCGCGGCGGCGAGGGTCGTGGAGGCTCAGACGACGCGCGCTCACCAGTTGCCGCTGAAGGAGATCGCATGAATACCATCACCCCTGCCGAGTTCGAGAAGGCTGTGGCCCGTGCGTGTATGAAGGCCGCGCACCGATCGATGATCCTTGAGCCCTTCCGGTGCGGCGACAGGACAGCGGTGCTTACGGGTGCGCACCTGCGAGCGATCGCGGACGAAGCCTCGGTTTCGGTGCCGCAGGCTCGCCGGCGAATGCAGAAGCTGCTGGATGCCGGAAAGGCCTTGCGGCATGACACGACCGGCGGCTGTACGCGCTGGTGGCTGGTCGGCCTTGCCCCGGCGGCTACCCCGCCTGTCCTACCTGCCTCCGTTGGTGCGCCTCTGCCCATGTACCACCCTGAGTGCGTGCCGAAGGTGCACGCAACTCCTTCCCTGGCGACAGCCCGTCAAGGTGTGACGACTCCACCCTCGGTGCCCGTACGCGAGCCCTGGTGGAAAGTCCTTGGCGTGGCCCGCGATAGCTCGACCAGCGAGGTGCGCCAGGCCTTCAAGGACTGCATGGACGGCGTGCCGGAGTACGACCTCGACGCGGAGCAGCAGCGCCAGCGCATCCGCGATGCCTACAACGCCCGTCTCACTGAAGGCGGTATTTCGGAGTACGAGTGAC